CGGCATCCAGAGCGGCGCTACGTCCTCGCGCATGCCGATCTACTTGTCGACGACCCGGCGCCCTTTATCGTCGAAGCCAAGACGACCGGCTATTACGCCGGGAAGCGCCGCGAGGGTGTGGCTTTCATGGGCTACGACGCCGACGACCTTACGCAAAACGGCATACCTGACCCGGTTTTCTTGCAAGTGCAGTGGCAGATGCTGGCCTACGACGTGCGCGAGGCTTTCGTCGCCGTGCTTATCGATACGGGCGACTATAGGGAATACGGCCCGATCATCGCCGACCCGCGGACGCAAGAAAAGTGCCTAGCCCTTGCCGAGCGGCTTTGGCGATGCATCGAAACACGCACGCCGCCGAAGCCTGAGACCTGGAGCGACGTGGCGACCATGTGGCCGCTGCCCGAGGACAAGACGGCGACGGTCGGCGGCGAGGACGAAATGAAGGCCCGCGAGTACGCCGCGCGATACTGGCAGCTCGGGGAGCGCATCAAGACGCTCGAGAGCGAACGCGAAGAGCTTAAGAACGCGCTGGGCATCTATATCGGCGAGAACTCGATCCTACAGACGCCCGAAGGCACGAAGCTCGCGAGCTCCTGGGTGCAGGCCAATCCGGCGAGTGTCGCCTTGAAAGAGCTAAAAGAAAAGGAACCTGAGCTTTACGCCCGCCTCGACGAGGGCGGGTATATCAAGAGAACCGAGCGCCGAGAACTAAGGCCGGCGAAGGTGAAGGGGTAGGATATGAAAGCATTTTGGATAAAGCCCAAGGTAACGCGGGTCGAGAAGAAGCCGCGCGTGTTCCTCATCAGGGACTCCGAAAAACTCGACGTTCTCGCTCATCTTTGGGACGAAGACAACAAGAAAAAAAACAAGGCGGCTAGGCGCGCGCTGTGGGTAGCTATTGCCGGGATTCACCCCGAAGTCATGATGGGCAAATGGGAACTTAATTTTGGCAATCCGTTCGAAATCGTGATCACGGAGCAACTATGAACGCACGCAAAGCCCACGCGAACTATAAGCGCGTAAACCAAATCATGGCCGACATGGATGCCGAGTACAGGCATCGCCGCCTCCCGCCTCTATGGCGCAGGCTTGCATCGGGCCTAGGCTGGCGGAAGCCGTTGGCTAAGTGGCTCGCGGCCTGGGAGCTTAAGCACGTCCGGGCAATGAAGATCGCGCGCAAAAAGGTCGCGCATGAAATAGCGAAGGGAGCATAACATGCCAGAAAAAAACCAGACTGAGGGCGAGTTCTTCGCCGTCGTAGCTAAGGGCCGGGCGGGCGTCGAATCGATGCTTGAGAAGATGGGCGACGAGATCAGGAGTATCGCGGCGCCGAACGTCGGGGGGAACTTCGACACCTGGAAGGCCCGCGCGATTGTGGACATATCCAACCGCGACGAGCTCAAGGGCGTCTTACAGACCCGCGAGGGCATCTTCTCAGTTTACAAGTCGCTTTCGAAGGCCGCGACCATGGGCTTGCAGATCGGCGGGCAGTTTCCGCACGCCTACCTTGTGCCGATGGGCGGCAAGGCTCAGCTCGTGCCCACGGCCGAAGGCTTTGCTTTCGCGGCGACCCATGGCCCCGGCGCGGTGCTGGCGCATATTCCGAAGCTCGTCCGCGTCCACGAGCGCGACACGCTGCGCATCGACGAGAGCGCCGGCGAGGTCAAGCATGAATACGAAGCCTTCGGCGACCGCGGCAAGATCGTCGGCTACTATATGCGCCTGGAATACCGAGACGGCCACGTCGAGATCGTGCATATCAGCCAGCCCGACGTGGAGGCTATCGCTAAGAGCTATTCGCAGCAAAACGGCCCGGCGTGGAGCAAAAGCAAGCAGGCCATGCACGACAAGATCGCCGCCAAGCAGCTCCTGAAAAAGCCCACGCGCGAAGCCGAGGGCCTGGCTATGCTCATGTCGCTCGACGAGTACGAGGACGCCGCGCCGCAGCCGGTGCCCCGAGACATAGGCGAGCGTATGGCGCGCAGGCTCGACGACGCGCAGGCAAGCTTTACGGTAGAGGATGCGGAGCCGGAGACAGAAGAGCCGGAAGCCGAAGTCTGCGAGCCCGGCGCGGTATTTTAAGGGGGAACCATGGCAGACCTAAGCATCTGGACTGGCGTAGGCAGGCTCACGCGCGACGCGGAGCTCAGGTATACGAACGCAGGCGAGCCCATGCTCAAGTTTTCGCTCGCCTCGGGCACGCGCGTCAAGAAGGGCGACGCCTGGGTAGACGAGCCGACCTTCCGCGAGGTCATCCTCTTGGGCAAGCGCGGCGAAAGCCTGGCGCGGTACATGACCAAGGGCAAGCAGGTCGGCGTCACCGGACCCGAGCGCGAAGAGCGCTGGGAGCACGAGGGCAAGCAATACCACAAGCTGACCGTAAACGCGAGCGAGGTGCACTTCGTAGGCGGCGGCCAGCGCCAGGAGAGTAGCCAGCAGCAGGCGCCCGCAGGCGGCCAGGCTCCGCAGACCGCTGGCGATGCGCCGGGCGATTTCGGGGACGATATCCCTTTTGACTAATGCCCCTTAGTGTGATATAATCGTGCTAGGGGGCACGAAATGGACAAGGTTTGTTTTAAATGCCATCAGCTATTACCATTAAGCAGTTTTTATAAGCATAAGAAAATGGCTGATGGCCATTTAAATAAATGCAAAGCATGTGCAAAAATAGATGTCGCAGTTAATAGGCTATGCAAAATAGAATACTATAGGCAACATGATATAGATCGCTCTAAAAAACCAGAACGAAAAAAGAAGATGTATATAAGGTCGGTTTTATTTAGACAAAAAAATCCTAAAAAGTATAAAGCGCATACGGCAGTTGGCAATGCTATTAGAGATAAAAGGTTAATAAAACCAGAAATATGTGATATTTGCGGAAATAAAACCAAGCTTCATGCGCATCATGAAAACTATGATGATCCACTGCTTGTTGTATGGCTGTGCGTTGCTTGCCATAGCCAAGTTGGGCGCGCTACTATATAATATTGCCATGAGCCTCGTGAAAATTACGAGCAACGCCCCCGAGCTCGTCAAGATTCTAAAGGGGATTCCCAAAGCTATGCAGCAGGTTACGGCCGCGACCTTGAACGATACGGCGCGCGCGGTCCAGGTGCGCAGCGAGCGGAACCTTAAGAAAGACATGATCGTTCGAACGCCGTACACGCTTAAGAGCTTAAAGACGTACAAGGCGAGCCCTGGCCGGCCTATAGAGCGCCAGGATGCCGTGACGGGCACGATAAGCGATTATCTGCCGGTGCATGATGAGGGTGGTGTCGTAAAGGCCAAGAAGCGCCGGATTGCCGTCCCTACGAACAGGGTGCGCGGCAAGGACCGAAAAAAGAAGGTCGCTCCAAGGTATCGTATCGACAATATGAAGGGCGCGTTCGTGCTCGGCGCTGGACCGAAGCTTAAGCGAGCGGCGCTTTTTGTTAGGCAGGGCAAGCGTATCGTAAAGGTTCGAGACCTGGGCGAGAATTCCTACAAGCTTAAGGCTAAGAAGTGGCACTCTGAGGCCGTGGCGAAATACGGCAACTATACGTATATGGCGGCCGTATTTCGTAGGCAAGCCGAGCAGAGAATTAAGACCCGGTAAGCTCCCGCCAGCGCTTGCGCGCCGTGTCCTGGGAGCAACCGACACGCTCGGCGATGTCTAGCCAGCGGGCGCCGCGCTCACGGGCCGCGAGGAGGAAGGCGTCCTCCTCTTCGGTCCAGGGCCGCGCCGGGGCGCCTATGCGGGGCTTGCCGGATAGCCCGCCTAAGAAGTTGGCCCATTCGGGGCGGAGCTCGACGGGCGCTTGTTGCGGTAATTCTTTAAGCTTTTCGCGGCTCATAAGTGGTGTACTCCTTGGGGTAGTGCATGATGAGCGGCATGGTGCGCGGGCGGATGTAGACCTCGCCGGCGCTGTCGATTTGAATGAGCGTATACCCTACATGGTAATACTGCGATCTTAACCTTCGAGGGTATGTGCTTCCGGGAATATCGATAGGCAGTTGATACGCCGGGCTTGTGTAGCCGGTGCGGCCGGCCAGGTCTACGCGGCTGTAGTAGTGAACATGCGAGCGCCCGAACACGTCGGCCGCCTCATGGCCTTCGGTCATTTCCTTAATGAGCGCGCGGGTTATCTCGCGAGCTATCTGCGTCGGCTGGCCGCGCTCGATATCGCTTCTCCCGACGAAGTGGCGCCAGTTGAAGCGCGTGCCCTTAACCTTGAGAAGCACGATATCGCTAATCGGCGCGCCGAAGGCTTTAGCGATGCGGCGCTCGGTATTGCCGAAGGCTACGACGTGGAAGTCGCTACCGTAGGTAAAATAGCGCTCGCCGCCTTTCTTTAAGCGCACGCGGCCGACGCACTCGGTGGCCCATTCTGCTTGCTCGTCGAGGTCGCTTGTGATGAGGGCGAGCGAGCCCTTGAAGCCGGGGCCGTCTACGAGGTCGCCGTTTAGGATATGCACGTCGACGGGGCCAATGGCTTTAAGCTCGGCTTCGCGCCAGGCCCATAGGGGCGCGAGTAAAGGCTCCATTTCGCCCATGTGGGGCGGCGGGCAGAGGCCGAGCTTGTGGCCGCAGTGAAGGTCGCCTTCATGGAGTATGGTTATCACTCTGCGCGCTCCATACGGGCGATTTCTCGTTTAATCATCCATTCCGCCTTTCGTAGGTCTTCGAGCTCTCGGGCCTTGTCTTTTACGCCGGCGCGAAATATGTACTTGATCGCAGCGCCGCGGCAGTAGGGCAAGTGCTCAATGACGGTAATCAGCTCGGCCCCGGACGGGGCGTAGTAGTGAGGGGGACGGTTTACGGGGTCGGTCATTCGATAATTCGCCCTTCGGCCCTTAAGATTTCCCGCACGGCGCCCGTCGCGCGGACATAGCCGACGAGCTCAAGCCAGTAGTCAAGCGGGACTATGACGTTCGCTTCGGCCGCGTCGAGCTCAAGGCTTTCGGGCGGCGGCGGTAAGATCGGCCACGCCAGGGGCAGGTTTACGGGGTTTGGCTCCGGTGGCTTGGGATTCGTCGCGCAAGATGTCGAGGCTAGCGCCAACGCGATCGCTAGGAGTACCAGATCGCAAAAGCGCGAGGTCTTTTTCGAGGGCATGTCGTAGCTCCTGGGATTGACGATAGAGCTCGTGCACTTGCCTGAGCTCGGCCTCGGCCTTGATGGCTTTAGCGATTTCATTTTCATAGAGCGCGCGGTATTTCCTGGCGCTTCCGAAGGCTTTGTACGCGGCGAAAATTGCCCCCGCCGCGGTAAGGATGGCGTATATCACTTGGCAACCTTTTTCTTGACGGTTTCGATGATGACCTCATAGCCGACCTGGGAAAGCGACAAGGCGAGAACGCCGGTCATTATCCAAGGCGGGGCGATCATCGCAAGGCCGGCGAAAGCCAGGCAGAGCGCCGGCTGGAGAAAACGCCAAGCTTTCCCGGGGGCTTCCTTGAAAAAGCCTTTTAGGTATTCGAGGACGCCGATGGCGGCGAAGGCCGCGGCTAAGACAATTTCCCATTCGATATTCATGTTACACCTCGTAGAAATCGAAAATCATGACCGTATCGGTCGACGCCGACGGCGCCTGTTCAAAAACGTAGTCGGTATTTGGCTTAAGATCGTACTCAAGGCCGGCGCGAGCGTTGCCGGATTGCGCTTGGCCGGGCGTGCTTCCAAATCCTGATTGATTCGGGCGTATGGGATCTCCGCCAGAATAAGTTGGGCTCGTATAGAAAAGCGTTTCTGTGTTATCGTCGGGGAAGTTGCGGTTATAGTTGCGCCTTGCCAGTGGCGTGCCGACATTCGTGACGGTAGCTGCCTCGTATATTTCAACGGGCGTCCCGACTCCGCTTGAAAAATAGACTGAAACGTGCGCGGCCTTAGAGCCGGTTCTTATAAGCTGAGAGCGGACGGCGGCCGATCCTCTTACGCGCTGAATGGCGTAATAGAGAAGGCCCTGGTGAATCATCCAATGCTCAAAAGGCATTTGAGCCAAAACTGAAGAATAGTCTATTTGAATTTCGTCGTAGCGGCCGTTTGGTTTTCTGCCTTCGATTACCGATAGCGGCATATCATGCCTCCTTTAAGCACTTCCGCCGTATAAAACGACGTAATTCTGGACATTTTGCTCGTATTCTTCGCGCTTCATCCGGCGAGCGAATCCGTCGCCGCCGACGCGGGCTGGCCATGAATCGTGATAGATTATCTCGTCTGCCGCGCTGTCGTAGGCTACGGCCGCGAGGTAATGGCCAGGATTTTTAAGGCAAAGCTGCACAGCCCAGCCGGCGGCAAGGTATTCGGTCACGGCGCGCCAAGAGTGAAGGAACATAAACCGAGCATGAGCGCCGAACACTTCGCGCACGGCTAGCGGGTAGTACTGCGGGACGCGGTTACCCTGCAGGGCGTCGGGGCGCACGTCGGAGCGCTCGGCGCGGAGGGCTTCGTAATTGCGGGGGTCGTTGAAATAGTCGGTGAGCACTTCTTCTGGTTGTGGGCGGTATGGGCCGGGGCAGTGGATGTCCAGCGTGTGGCCTACGGCGGCGAGGCAGTTGACGGCGGCAGTCGGGCCGCATGTTTCTAGCCAGCTGCCGACGCCAGCCTTGCGAAGCTGCTCCTCGGTTGGGTTGTTCACTTGAGTATAAAAGCGGCTTCGATCGTTCCAGAAGCGGGCACCGGCTATGCTCATGTTTTTAGACTCCGATCTTGCTGGCGAGGAAGGCGTCGTAATCCTTGGTCGCCGCCATAATGTCAGCATGCGCAGAATCCACGTTACCATTGCACTCTCCCTTGAAGGCTTCGAGCGCCACCTTGTGAGCGACGAGCTGCGGGCGCTGGATTTCGGCAAGCATGCGCAAGGTCTCGGATTGCGCGGCATCGGTTTTTAGGATCGTAGACAAGTCGCGGCGCATGTCGCGGAAGGCGCGCACGACGGAAAACACTCCTCTCACGAATGCACCAGCCACGGCTACGATGACGGCTCCTAAGAAGATGTCCCAGGCTTCGATCATTCGTCGGCCCCCCATACGAGGTGAGCGTCGGGGTCATAGTCGCGGTTGTAAAGCTCCAGCCGCTGCGCCATGATGCCGCCTTTCCACATGGCCCACTCCCAGTCAAACTCGGCGGCGTAAAACTCGACCACGGTTCCGTCATCGAGAACTAGGGCGACTTGCCACTTGCCGAGTACAGGGTCGTTCGAAGTATCCGGCGGCGTTACGGGTATGCCGACGTTGATAAACGCCCACTCGCGGCCGGGGTTGTCTCGGTTATTAAGCTCCACGGTCAGCGACACGGCGCGGTGCATGACATCGACGGCCTCGGGGAAGGGCTCATATCCTATGACCGCGTTGTCGTCGTAGAAGATATAGCTCCAGCCGGGCGCGGTGCAGTGGGCAACGATAGGGTCGGAGGCAAGCATCGAGCGCGATACCCCAGGCTTGCGGAGCCATTTGTAGCTCGCGGCGTCGACTATCGCCGTGCGCGGGTCGGTATCGTCGGCTATGGGGCGCTCGACGACTTGGACGATGGGCTGGCAGGACATGAGGAGCGCGGCGACAAACGCTATGGCGAGGCGCTTCATTCTGCCGCCTCCTCTAGCGAGTCGTCCTCGTAGCTGATTTCAAGCGGCTCGCCAGGGTTGTCCCGATTGTGCAGCTCGACCGTTAGCTTGCAGGCGCGCTCTATGACGGCGTTGTCTAAGGCGTGCCGCTGGTACTCGGCGCCGGTGTGGTCGGTCAAGATGATGTAGCGCATTAGATTAGCCTCCCGAGGTGCATGTAGAGATGAACGGTCAAGGCGGGGCCGTGGGTTTCGTTAGAAGATCGCACTGCGCCATTGGTATCTTCCGCAACATTCAGCACAGATGCCGAATTATATGTTCCACCAGGGCCATAAGTTGCTAAACCGGATGAGCCTGCGACAGCTAACGGAAGTCCCAAAGAACCACCACTGCCCGAAGTTGCCGCAGCTCCTAAATGTCTATGCCCCTGCAAATATCCCCGCCGCCTAAGCCCGCCGGAGACGAAGTATCCACCGGCATCGTTCGCGCCGTGCATGGTCAAGCCGCGACCGGTAAAAATACGCGCGGTCGCGGTCGAGCCTGGTATACGGAACGGGAAGAACTCGGCCGAAGCGGAGACGGCGCCTGAGCCATTCGCGGCGGTAAAATTGAAGCTAATCGTGCGCGCGCTCGGGTTGACGTTGGTGATCGCGTAGTCGCCGGCGGTGATGGAGCCTATGGCGTTGGCGAGCGTGATCGAGCGCCAGTTCGTATAGGAGCCGTGTACGGCCTGATCTTCGCCGAGGGCCGCGAGCGCCGCTATGGTGTCGGTGTTATTCGCAAAGGTCAGCGTGGCGACGTTGGAAGTTATTGACCAGTTGGTGACGGACAGCGCGGCAAGCTCGCCGGACAGGCCGTCCTTAAAGATCATCTTGATAGCGCGGAGCAGCGGCACGGCATCGGGCGCGTTCGCGGCGTTGAGCGTGATCTGGCTATTGATGTCGGTCAAGCATACGGCAGGGAAGTACGCCGTAGGGCTGGCGGGGTTCCAGGCGCTGCCGGTGCGGCGGTCGAGGAGGGCGAAGATTTCGCCGACTTCGCGGGCCTGTTCTTTGCCGAGCTTTACGAAAGCCTTAAAAAGTTGGGCTTGGTCGCCGCCGTCGAGCGTGAGGCCGGCGCCTTCTATGAAGTTGCAGAGCTCTTCCTGTAGGTTGTTTCTGTCTTCGGCGATGCCTCGCGTGCCAGGTTGGACGCCAGGGATTCGGTCGACGTGAAGGCCGGCTACTGCGCCGGGCGCTGTGGTTCTTTTCATTGCTTCTCCTTACGCTCCGTCGGAGCCAGCCTCTTCGAGGCCGCATATGGCGATGCCAGCTTCTGAGCTGGTGGTTATGCCTGGGATAGTTACTAAAACATTCGGGTCAAGATGAGCCGGCGCGAAGTGCTCAAGGATTGCGCGGATGCGGATTTCGTCGGCCTCGTCGCCAACTTCGCCAGTTATGTCGTAATAGGTGGGGTGATAGTCGCCTTCAACGGCGCCGCAGATGGCTACGCCGCACTCGTCTTCGCCGGCTTCTGAATTGGTTGTGACTTCGAAGACGAATACAAGGGGAAACTCGCGCTGTAGCTGGTCTTGAAGCTGTAGCAGGGTCATGCCGCCTATAGACAAGCGCGTCGATTCGAGGCGGGCGCGCTGGTCAGCTATGAGCAAGCTCGGGTCATAATGCTGGCCGAGTACTTCGTGCCATTCTGGCAAGGTATCGGTCGCGGTGCCGGGGCGCGATTCGTTTATGATAGCGTAGGCGCCCGATTCAAGCTTGTCGAGGTTGCAGCCTAAGCCTGTTACAAGAGCGTCTTGGGGGATTCGGCGCCAGGCTTCGCCGCGAGGGAATAAAAGCTTAAGCGCGTCATGCATTATGCCCATGTAACGCTCCCGAGCTTTATGATTTCGCCGATGGGTAGCTCGTAAGTCGAGACGCCGGAGCCTATGCCGGAGATGCCTAGCACGACGGAATCGGCTACGGCCGCGTTGGCGATGATGACCGACCAGACGGCGCCGAGGCTTACGATGTGGGTCGGGTTAGGCTCGTCGATAAATTGGCGCGGGTAGGCGGCATAGAAGTAATCGCGTAGGCCGTTTTCGATGTTGAGCTTCGTGGCTGCGTCGGCGGGGCTGACGTTGGTGATGGTTACGTCGGCCGTGCGTTCGGTCGGTGTGCCTACGAGGACAGTGGCGCAGAGGGGACGGCGCACGGGGTCTTGTAGGTAATCCTCTACTTCGGAGAGCTTGGGCGCGTCGGGAATGCGATCGGGGCCGGAAAGGGCGGCTAGAGGGTAAACGATGACGTCATCGGCGGGCTTGTGCGCGAGGGCGGCGGCGATGCCTGAGACCTCGGTGGCCCAGCGGATATAGTCGGAACGGCTGCCGCCCTGGGGTTGGTTTCTCATGCGCTGGATCACGCGGCGGCGGAAGTTTTCAAGGGTCTCTTGGTCTTGGGCTTCGGCTACGATGGCGGTGACGATGGCCGTGGTGATGCCGGCGATCGGCGAGACGAGAGATAGCGCGGAGCCGGGAACCAAATTGGCGCGTGTGCCGGTGCTGATCGATTCAAGCTCTATGGGTGCGGTGCCAGAGGCGATCACGGCGGCGAATCGCTGCGAGAAAACTACGGGGCCCTGAGCCCATAGGGTGCCGGCGGGAATTACGACGGCATCTTCTCCGGCTGCGGTGGCGGAAATGACGCTCGTAGTAGCAGGCTGGCGCGGGATGCCGTACCAATCGGCCAGGTAATTAAGGCCGGCTTCGTCGGCGGTCTGAGGGAATATCTGGCGCATAGCCCAAAGGATGAGCTGGTAGGACAGGGCCACGACGCCAGAGACGGCCTTGGCTATGACGCGCACGACGGCCTTGGCTAGTAGGGGGACGGATTGCCCAAGGACGCCTTCTATGCTCGTTATGATTTGGGATTCTATCTCTTGGCGTGTGGGCGGGGTGTACATTAAAGGGCCTCCTCGGTTGCGCGCCAGGTCTGGCTATAGCGATACGCGACCGGCTCGCCTGCCGGCTCGGTAATGGTTACGACGAAGTCAAGGCGATTCGGTGCGGGGATTTCTGCTTCTACGACAATGCTCTCGGCTATGCCTTCCTCAATAAGCCAGGCGAGGGCGTTGCGCGCGCCCTCGGCGGCGTTCAGGCGCGTCTGGTTGCTTAAGGTGGCGTCGGTGAGGCTGTGGAGTGTGGAGCCTAGAAGCGGATCGCCCCAGAAGCCCGAATCGGTGAACAGGGACAAATAGACGGCCGTCCAGAGCCCGGCGTCCATTTCTGGCTGGCCGCCGACCCAGGTAAGAGTAGCGCCGTCGGGGCTGGGTGTTAATTTTATATCGCCGTCAAGGTTCATGCCGTCAGCCTCCGGTGCGTATGGTGATGGTTCTTGAGTTTGAAATATCCAGGGTCATAGGCGTTGCGGGGGGCGCGCCGGTGGACGGATGGACATGAGCGTTGAGAGCTGATACGAGGCCTTGGAGTGCGGTGTTTAGCTCGTCGTAGGTGACAAGGCGACGGTCGGCCCCGTTTAGGTATATGTCGCCGTCCTTAGTGAGTTGTAGCCGGCTTTTAATACTTTTCCCGTCCGTGGTGGTCGAGTAAAGCATAAGCTCGCCCTGCTCGATGTTGATGCCAAAGTTATAGTTCGCGAGTCCAAAGACGACGCCCATGCGCTTTGAGTCGCCGACGGGGATAAAGACGGCGTTCGTATTTGCTGGCGGCCGGCCGAAAACGCCGTGTGGCTGGTAGGCTTCGGCTTCGATATTGACGCCGCCTGCGCCTTTGCCGGAGACGATAGCCTGTGCGGCTGGAGAGCCGGGGAAGCGTTTAAGAACGCTTGATACTACGCGGATCAGCTCGGCCTTTATGCCCATGGCGTGCCTTCCATCCCTGCGCCAGAGTAGGCGGCGATTGGTGCGAGCTGCAGGGTTGTCGTTTTTTCTCCGGTGGTGAGGCTTTGCGTTACGTTGGCGATGACGTAGCGCATTTCGGTCTTAAGGAGCGCGCCAGGGGCTTTGAGGGTTACGATCTGGCGCTCACTCCAAAGCTCGCCGCCTGGGCGGCGCCAGCCTGAAAGCGTGACGGATGCGACAAAGCTCCGCGCAATGGCTTCGCTTCGGAGCTTGCGGGCGGTCACGTCTGGGTCGTTGTCGCAGTCGTTTATGGTCGACAATATGGGGCGGAAAACCTGGATTGACGGATCGCGGGCGACGCCTACGAGGTCGGGCTCGCCTGCGAATTGCGCGGCGGCCTTGTAGATGCTAAAGCGGCCGGTGCCGTCGAAGCTCGCAGTTACGGATAAGACCGGGGCCTCGCCCTCAACTAGGCGGGCGCGCACGGGAGCGCTGTTGAGGCTGGACCCGGGCCAGATTACGAGACGACCGTCGAATGCAGAGCCGAAGTACAGATTGCGCGGCCGGGCTATGGCGTTCAGGAAATCGATAGGGCTTTGACCGTATTCTCCGCGGGCCACGTCTACGGCCTCGGTGTCGCCGTCCGCGCGGACGCCGATGCCGAAGGGCTGGCAGACTTGGCGAGCGAGGGCGGAAAGCGGCTGCGCGTAGAACTCGAGAGGGCCGTCGATCGAGCAGTCTATAAGCTGGGCGGTCGAGCTACGCCCTTGGATCGTGAGGAGGCGGCCTTCGGGCGTGAGGCTCGTGGCGATGGAATCGAGGCGGCCTTTTAAGGCGATGTCGGGGCCGATGTAGAGCTCGACCGCTTGGTAGGCGTAGGGCTTGAAAATGCTTGAGAGCACCTTGTCGCTTGGGTCGAAGGGCGCGGATACGCTGAAGGCGTCGGCGAGCTGGTCTATGTGCATTTCGATCGTCGCGCCGGTCCAGCCGGTCAGCTCGACGCCGCCGATCACGATGCGGAGCTCTTCGCTACGCATAGTAGATCACCTCCGAGCCGGCCGGAACGATTATGAGAGAGGAGGCGCGCCAGCCGTTAAGCTCCGATAGCTCGGCATAGAGC